TGATCCCGTTCATCCGTGGCCCCGGCGCTGGATCCGTGATTGCATTTGCGACATACAAGCAGGGTGCAGGCCGCATCATGGGCGATCAGTTGCATTACTTCGGGATGGACGAGCCGCCGCCGGAAGGCGTGTGGGGTGAGGCACAACCGCGCCTCAACCGTCACTCTGGGCAGGCTCGCGTCACCATGACGCCAACTCCAGACAGCCCGCCGCTCGGGTACATGCGCAAACTGGTAGAGGACGGCAAGCTTACGGAGATGCAAACCAGCCTCACGGTGGAGGCGGTCACGCGCCGCGGCGGGCTGATCGACAGTCCGTGGATGTCGGTGGAGGACATCGAGATCGCGCTGTCGAGTTACCTCGACGACGAGCTACCGATGCGGCGGGACGGCGCCTGGGACGCGCTTGTGTCTGGTCGGTGGCTGTCGGCGGTCACCGACGCGATCCTGATCGACGAGATCCCCGACTCCGGGTGGTACGTGGCGGTCGGGGTCGACCACGGGGCCAAGGCCGGCCGGCAGTACGCGAGCCTCGTGCTGGCCAGCGCCGACGGCGAGCAGGTGATCGTCGCCGACGAGGCGCACGCCGACGGGGTGACCACGACACGCGAGGACGCGCAGGCCCTGCTTGCGATGCTGCAGCGCAACGGGATTCCCTACCATCAGGTCGACCATTGGCGCGGGGATCGCCGCCACGCAGGCGACTTTTGGGGCAACGAGAAAACGAACCGCGAGCTCGCGCGCGAGATCTGCGACGAGCTTGGGATCCGCCAACGCGACGCCGTGGAGCGCGGCCTGCGCATTCGGACTCCGCGAAAGTACCAGGGATCCGTACGTTTCGGGTTTCGACTCATCAACTCGTTGGCGAAGGCCGGCCGCCTACAGGTCCACCGCCGGTGTGAGGGCTTTCGAACGGGCGCGCTCGGGTGGGTCGGCAGGCCAGAAGATCCGCTGAAAGACCCGCTCGACGCGGCGCGATACGCGATCGAGGCCCTACACGACGCGCAGGTCATTCACGCTCGGCGGGTGGAGGCCGCGTGATCTGTGCAACACCGCCACCGGACCCCCGTAGGCTACTTGGAGGCTACATGCTTGCCCTGACCCTCGCCCTTGCGTGCGCCGCCCTCGACACCGGATCCGCCGCCCCCGACGGCTCACCCGTGCGCCTCGTGTACGAGGCCGACCCGGCGCGCGGCTCTATCCCCGGGATCCGGACCGACGGCCCCTATCAGGTCCTGCATTGCGTCTACGACAGCAGCGGGCCGCTGGCCTGTCGCGACGAGTCCGCGGCTTACATCCTGTGGGATGGACTGCTCTGTTCCTCCGGCTTCTCCGGCGACGGCCAGTGTTCGATCTCGCTCCTGGTTGCGGACGAGGTCCGGATCACGTATTGGTAGCCTCGCGAGGTCGACCTGATCCACGCCCCCGAATCGCCGCCCGCCTCGTCGGATCCGCGCACCGTCGTGCGCTGGGATGTCGCGCGCCTGCGCCGTCGTCTGCTGTCCGGCGGCTGGCGCGCCGACCTGGACGCCCGCGTTCAGGAGCACTTCGGCCCGACGCGCCGCGCAGTCATGGGGCGCGTCTCGATGGCGCGCAACCCGTTTCGCCGGCTGTGCACGGAGCTCGCCGTCAACTACGACCGGCCCCCGATGGTCCGTCATCCGGCCGGGCCGGTCCCGCTGCTACTGGATCCGGGCGGCGTGCTCGACGCGATGGGCCTGTGGCCACTGATGCAGTCGGTACAGTCCGACCTGATCGGCCTGCGCGAGATGTGGATGCGCCTCGACTGGTCCGCGGAGCTCGGCCGGCCCGTCGTGCGCGCCGTGACCCCCGACTGCATCGAGGCGACCCCGCACCCGGCCGACCCCAACGTCCCGGTCGAAGTCCGCGAGCTGCGGTGGATCCACGTCCCCACCCTCGGATACCGCTGGGTCTGGGAGATCCTGTCGATCGCGGATCCAGCCGCGCCCTCGTGGCGCTTTATCGAGGCCGCTCCGACGGCGCCGTCGGACTACACGGCCGCCGTGCTCGGCCCCGCCGCCGGGTCCTACCCGTGGCGGTGGACCGAGGGCGATCGAGCAGGAACGCCGTTCCTTCCTGGCGTCCTGTACCACGCCCGGATGCGCGGCCGGCTGTTCGATCCGACCGAAGGTGAGGAGGTGGTCGAGGGCACGCTCGACACCGGCGCGTCGTACACATTCCTGGGTCACGTCATCTACCGTGCTTCGTGGCCGCGAAACATCGCCGTCGGCCTCGTGCCGGTCGGATCCGTGCCGCGCGAAGGTCCCGACGGCCAGGCCCGCGCGGAGGTCGTGTCGGATCCAGTCGCGGTCAACCACTTCGAGCACATCGAGCCAGGTACACCCGGCACATTCACGCAACTGCAACCGACCGACCCCGAAGCGCTGGCGCGGACCGTAGCGATGGTCGAGCGGTCGGTTGCCGACTTCGACGGCCTCGGCTTGTCCGCCGCGCAGTTGATTCAGTCGAGCAGCAACCCGTGGTCGGCGGCGGCCCTCACGATCAGCCGCGACGACAAGCGGCGAGCGCAGCAGAAGTACACTCCATCCCTGCGTGTCGCCGATCTCGGCCTTATCGAGCGCATCGCCGCGATCACGAACGGTGCGGCCGGCATGACCGCGATCCCCGAGCAGGGCTACCGGATCGACTACGCGAGCGTGCCGCTGGCGCGCGACGAAGCGGAGGCGATGCGCGCGCACCACGGCGAGCTGATCGCCGCTGGGCGGATGTCGACCGTCGACGCGTACCTGATCGAGCACCCCGGATCCACCGAGGAGGAGGCCCGCGCCGCACTCCGGCGAATCGCCGCCGATAACGCCGAGTTTCGAGTAACCGCCGGCACCACCCCGGCGCCCGTCGTCACCCTTCCGGCGTCGGCCCCTTGACGCCACCGCCGCAACCGTGCAATCTGATCCAGCGAGAGGATCCATGCCCGAAGTAGACGAGGCAGAGCTCAAGACCCTGCGCGCCGCGGCGGCCGCCCTGGCGAAAGCCGAGCGTGAGCGCGACGCGTTCCGCGAGCAGTCCGTCGCCGCAACCGCGGCGTTGACCGCCGCGAAGGCCGCACACGCTACCGAGGTCGAGGCCGTTCGCACGGCGGCCACCCGTGGCGCCGTGCTCGACAAGGCCGGCATCGCGGATCCGAAGGTTCGCGGCTGGTTCGAGGCGGAATACGCCGAAGCTGCGCAGGCCGCAGGCGACAAGGCCCCCGCGTTCGACGCGTGGATCGGCGGGCTCACCGCGGAGACGGCGCCGCATCTGGCGCCGTGGCTCCCGAAGTCGGCAACCGGCGGCGGCTCCGGATCCGGCACCGCTGGTGCCGCGGGGTCGGGCGCGGGCGCGGGCGCGACCGGATCCACGACCGCCAAGACCGGATCCACGACCGTCGCCGGCAGCGGCCCCGCCGCCGCGCCAGTCTTCACTGCGGAGTCGATCGCCCAGATGACCGCCGCCGAGTTCCGGGCGAACTTGCCGGCGATCCAGGCCGCGCACCCCAACATCGTTGACGCTGGCTTCGTCGCCGCGCACGCCAAGAAGGAGGGCTGATGCCCGCTGTTACGACCACGACCCCCGGATCCGATACCCTCGCCACGGCGATCGCGAGCAAGACCGCGCTGCTCGTGCTCGGCGACCGCGCCTCGCTGCGCGGCCACCCGGCGCTGATCAACGTCGGGCCGCTGACCGGCCTCGGCGCGCCCGGGTCCGGCTCGCTGTCCGGCACGATGCCGCTGCTCGGCCTCGACGGGATCCAGCGGATGACCGACGCGGCCGAAGCGACGGGCCTCTCGGAGACGGCGATCAGCTCGGCCAAGCGCACGGTCACGATCGCCAAGAAGGGACTTCGGCACGCCGTGTCGGACGAGCTCGCCGCGGTGGATCCGACCGGATCGTTCAACGCGGTGCGCCTCGCGCAGTCCATCGCGATGTCGGCGTCCATGACGTTCACCGAGGAGATCGCGTCGCACGCCGCCGACTTCTCCACGGAGTCCGGCACGTCGGGTGCGGCGTTCGACCATGACATGTTCATGGCCGCGAAGCAGTCGCTGAACGACGCGGGCGTTCCGGGTCCGTACCTCGCCGTCCTGTACGACCACCACTTCTCCGAGTGGATGATCGACCTCGAAGGCCGCGGTGGCCTCACCCAGTGGCAGCCGGCCGCCGCCGAGATGCAGGTGCTCAAGGGCCGCGGGTTCAAGGGTACCTACGACGGCATCGAGATCTACACCTCGTCGCTCATGCCCGCGAGCGGATCCGACCGCGTGAGCATGATGTTCGGGGTCGGCGCGATCGGCTACGCCGAGCAGGACCTCGTGCCGCAGCCCGGCACGATCGTTCTGCTCCACGTCGGCCCGCTGCTGGTCGAGGCGATCCGCGGCGACGACGGCACGACCTCCGTGCTGGGGTGGTACATGCTCGGCACGATCGAGATCGAAGACGCGCGCGGCACCAAGATCACGGCGTTGGCGGCCTGATCATGGCGAAGCCCGCAGCCACTACCAGCGCGCTCGTCGGCGGCTCCGGCCCGCCTCGGGCCAAGCCCGCCGCCTCCGTTCCGGCGGCGGCCGCGGGCGCGCTCGTCCCGATGGATCCGTCGCCCCCGTTCGTGTTCTTGGCGCATCCTCATTCGTGGGACGTGGCGATGGTCGGCGCCGAGGCCTTGCTGGTCCCGTCGCTGCGGGCGTTCCAGTTCCGCGGCGGGCGATCGGGCGTCATCCCGCTGCGCCGCTCGGCAGTCGGCGACCCCACCGAAGCGCTGGCCTCCCGCGGTCGCCTTGGGTGGATCCAGGTCCCGCGCACCACCGGCGGCAAGGCGTTCGGCGAGGACTTCGCCGACTACTGCGTCGGGTACGACGGCACGGCCGGTGACGTGCACATGCCCGTCTGGCAGCGCCCGATCGTGGTCGGGACGCGTGTACTGCTCGACTACGACGACGACGGGTGGAACCGGTGGCGCCACGCGCTGATCGGGTCCGTGCTCGATGCCCCCTCGGCGCCGGCCCTTGCGGCGCTCCGCTCGCGCCTGACGTCGGGTCAGCGCCGCCGCGCCAACCGTACCGGATCCGCCAGCGCCAAAGCCGCCGCCGACCTGTTCGGCGCCAAGTTGGCCGCCCTCACGAAACGCAAGGAGTGACCATGCACAACGTTCTCGCCGTACAGGTTGCCGACGGCACCATCACCCCCGCCGGGATTTCCGAGGTCGTGCTCGGCTCGCGCACGTTCCCGATCGGTGCCCTGCAGGCCGGCAAGGTGATCAAGTTCGAGGCGCTGACCCGTACCACGGACAGCAACAGCACCGACACCCTCACGGTGCGCGTCCGTCTCGGCCCGACCACGCTCACCGGTACCCCGATCCTGGAGACCGCCGCGGTCGACCAGGCCGACAACGATGTGTGCCGCATCGAGGGCACCCTGGTCGTGCGCGACGTCGACGGCGCCAGCGTGATCGAGTGCTTCGGGACGTACAACGATCCGGATGCGGTCGGTACCGCCGTCAAGGTCTGGTCGAGCAAGATCACGTCGCTGGATCTGGATCCGCAGGTCCCCGTCCTGCTCGAAGTGACCGGTCAGTGGTCGGCGTCGCACGCCGACAACGACGCGGCGCTTGTCGTGCTCAACGTCTCGGAAAGCGCGGTCTGATCTGCGCTTCGGGGTGACCGGTGGCCGCTGCCGACACGATCTATGCAGCCCGGTTTTCCGGCCCCGAAACACTTGTGAAGGGCCGGGCGAACCTCGTTACGTGCCCCCTGTACCGAGACGGCGCCGTTGTCGCCCCCACGCAGTCGGGCTCGACGCTGACCGTGCTGCGGCCCGACGGAACGGCGCTCGTCGACGCACAGGCCGTCACCGTCACCGGATCCGTCGCGCAGTACTCGATCGGATCCTCGGTGCTCGCCGACGAGCCGTACCGGGAGGGCTACTCGGTCGAGTGGTCGTTGGTTGTGGCCGGTACGTCGCACCGGTTCCGCCGCTCCGGCGCCGTGTGCCGGAGCCAACTCTACCCGGTCGTGACCGATCTGGACCTGATCCGTCGTCACAGCGACCTCGCCAGCCAGCGCCCCGCGTCGCTCGCGAGCTACCAAGCGCAGCTTGACGAAGCGTGGGCGGATCTGACCGACGACCTCCGCCAGCAGGGCAACCTGCCGCACCGGATCCTGTCGTCGGAGGACCTGCGGCGCGTTCACATGTTCCGGGCGTTGGTCATCATCATGCGAGACTTTCGGGTCGGCGGCCAAGAGGCCAAGTGGGCCGACCTGCAAGCCGAATACGAGGACCTCGCGCGCAAGGCGTTCGACGGTCTGTCGGTGGTCTACGACCGCGACGAGGACGGCACCGGCGGTGAGGTCCGGCGCCCTGCGCACGCCACCACGTTCTTCGCGGAGTCGACAACCCCGCCCCTGCGGTCCCCATGGGGACGGTAGCCGCCAGCGCGATCCGTCAGGCGGTAGCCGCCAAGATCACGGCGTTGGGCGTTCCCTATCAGGAGTTGGCTCGCGCCTACGACCTCGTGCAAGCCGAGCCCGCCTCCGTGCTGCACGGCGGCTTCGCGGTCGGCGTCCCGGCGGCGGCCGACCTCCGGGATCGCCAGCGACCCGGCGTCGGCGCGCTCACGCTGACCCGGCTCGTCGTAGTGCTGTTCTGGCGCGCCACTCCGAAAGACCAGGTCACGGCGTACGACGCCGCGCTCGACGCCGCGTCCACCGTGCGCGTCGCGGTGTGCGCCGTGTCCCCGTCGTCTCCCGGCGACTGCTCGATCCGGTGGAAGGCGCAAGACGTCCGGGTTACGCCGGATCCCATGTGGTACGAGATCCGACTGGCGTTTGACGTCCAGCACGTTGCGCCCAACTAAGGAGGGTGTATGTCCGTTTCCGCCAACCCGCTCGTTCCCAAGGACGGCGCGATCGTCGTCACCGACGGGACCGGCACCCCGCTGTCTCT